GATCAAGGTCAATCTGACGGCAGCGGTATAAGTAGTATTCCTTCTTCTGGTTTGAATCTAACCCAGACAAGTCACCCTTTAGAACGAGAGACTCTTGAATCTTCGGGTCTAGTTGTATTTTCTGGATTTCCACTCTGCTCTCCTCTTGGCGTTTATATCTTCTCTCCAGCTTACGCAGAAGCACATCGAAACGTACAACATCGTCCAAAACATCACCCCCAAGTTACTCATCAAAGTCCTCCACGACATGAATAATGATTGCTACGCAAACTAGGAAAACGGCAAACAGCGTGCCGATCACCCACGCTTCAAGATCGCTCACCGATTAACTCCTTAACCATTGGATGGTCAAAGTCATTTGACTCCACTATGTCGCCTTTTTTTTCAAGCACTTCGAGCGCCTTAAAGTAAGTGAGAGCTTGTACCTTCCTTTTTTTAACAAGAATACTTAGTTCGCAATCTTCACCCTTAGCATGGACTTCCTCTAAATCTTCTAATTCGGATTTATCAATCTCAATATGCCACTGAAACATGTATTTCCAAATTTCTGCGCAAATACAAAAATTCAAATACACCTCTACCCATTCAAATTTGACATTGGCTCCTTTATCAAAGGGTGATTCATCGAATTCAATCTCAGCACTTGCAGAGGGAACTTCCACCACATAATTAAGATTGCTCATTTGAGTAGGAACCTCCTTGACCCCGGCACGGCCTTAAGGAACCGCTCATACACCTCTGGCATGGCCTCCTTGAACGCATCCATGTCAAACTTGGTCGAGTCCTTGGCAGACTTGAACGTGGCCAGCACAGAGTTATCAAGGTCGAGCAGAGTGTCTTTGTCTTGCATGAAGTTATAGATAATCTGCTTGAGGGCGGACTCCTGCTCTTCTAGGAGTTTGATCTGCTGCTTGTAGGCTGAGAGCAGGTTGCACGCCTTAGTGACCTCTGCATTGGCGTAAACGTTTGCCGCTACTGACTTTGGATAGAGCGCTCGGATAGCCTCCTCAGGCAGGTCTTTAGGCTGCTGATCCGTTACGACTGTCGCCCAGAATCTAGCCATCGCCTCGACATGGTCTTGGATTTCCTCTGGCTGGAAGTCCATCGGGAAGTGCTGGATCGTCTCTCCCCCAAAGCAAACCACTAAAACCACCTTGTTAATCCTGTGGCAGGCCGCTTCGTGGAGCGTCTGCGCTCGGTATCTAGGATGAATCTCAGAGCTGCCAGCCTCCCCGTAGTGCTTCTTCTGCGACACGCCCAAATTCTTAACTTCATACAGCGTGCTGCCATCTTCGCTAATAAAGTCAAAGTGGCTCGCCATCGCAACCGAGGGGTGATACATTGCGTAGTCTGCCTGCTTGAAGTTGATACGCTCTCTAGCCGCAAACGCCTTCATGATCGGTTCTTCAAAGACCTTTCCGAGCTGCACCTTCTCGATGCCGCTCACGTCCTCCCGCTGCACGATGCCCTTCTTGACCGACCAGAGGAAGCCCGGTCTGGTAAGAGCGTCATACGCCTCGGTTGACCACACGTGCTGCAGCCTGTTCTCCGCCTGTAATGTACCTGTCATTTTTTGGCTTTCTCCATCTCAATAGTTATAGTTTGTTTAGGAGCGGGTTTGACTTTCTCCACAACCAGTTGAGCGAACCTGTCAAACACGTCAACCATTGCGCTGTTCTTCTCTGTGTTGTAGCCCGCCTGCTTGATGAGTTCGATCACTACATCCCTCTCAATCCTCATCGCTATCGTCCCCCTCAATGGCCTCTGACAAATCTGCCAGCACGTCCTGAGATACGAATTGGCACACGGCACAAATAGTGCGAAGGATGCCTCTCACTTCATCCCCATCCATTTCGTATTTTTCCTTGTGCAATTCTGCAAGCACCCAAATGTCATTCATCGCATCTAAGAGTTTTTTACTCTCACTCTGCAATCTAAGAGCGTACTTCAAGGTATTTCGAAGTACATCCTCCTCTTCCTGCTCCTCCTCTTCCTCCTCCTTCTCAGGCTGGACATCCTCCCTCGTCCAATCGTCTTCCTTCTCAATCATCTCCTTCTTGGTCTTGCCCATACTTCCTCCTTTGGTTAGGTTTTCTTCTTCTGGCACGGATAGGTCTGAGCCAGTATTGCGGTTACTAAAAGGTCTGCCGGCATATCTCTAACGGATGGCATCTCCTCAATAAACTTTTTCGCTAGGTCTCGCATCTGACCAGACGTGACCCGTGCTCCGGCGCAATGGTGAACGTTCTGAGTGGCATCAAATACGCCGACCACATAGCCGAGCGCAAAGTCCCTATCGGCTTCAGAGCCATTCATGCGTTCATACAGATTGTTACCAGTCAGAAAGGCGGCATTGGCACTCACCGAAAAGCATAGAAGGCTTGCTAGCAGGGTCTTCTTCATTTCGCACGCTCCCTACGTTCTTGGCACAGCATCTCTTCTACAGCCATAAGATCGTTCTTCAGACGCAAGGACTCTGACTCCAAGGCCATCACCTTGAGACTGATGCTCTGAAGAGCGTCTATCAGGGCCTGAGCATCCCGACTGGCTTGGTGTAATTGCAAGGGCAGGTCTCTGTTAACCATGTGCGATGCTCCCTGCTAGGTCACGGAAGAGGGCGGCATCTTCCCCGCACTTCCCGTACTCAGAGCGTGCATAACTGGCTAGAAAGTAGATGAGAGAGCCATCCACAAGGGACTTACGGGCAGAGTTTAGGCAGCGATCCAGCCCGCTGTCGTTCGGGTTATTGGCCTCAAAGTGGGCACAATCGATACATAACTTCATGGTTCCTCCTTATGGTTGTTTTGACTACTTTAGAACACTTCTGACTACTTTGTCTACCTATGCACCATTGTCTTTTCCTATCGATCCTGATTGGCACATGGATTGCTAATATAGTAAAATGTATATATATAGTATTTAATAAACATCTAACATTTAATAAAGTTATACTTTTATTAAAAGGTGGTAATATATTAAAACCAATACAAAACAAAAAACATAAACAAAAAAAGAATCAGTATAGTATTTATTAAATGGTGGTAATATATTAAAACTTTGTAGTAATAATTGGTTTTATATTAAAACCAATTTAATAAACATATACTTTTATTAAATACCCGCCAACAAGCACTTTGGACTCGCTGGCGGGTGTTCTCAAACGCACTGCTAGGCTACGATCCTCACTAAGGGCTCTAAAAGCCCTCACAAGCCCTCCGAAGAGGGCAGGTAAGGGGTGAGGTAGTGAAAGGTCTCGCAAGGGCGTCAGAAGCCCATCACGAGGATGAGTGCTAGCCACACGGAAAGGGTGACCGCAAGGGTGACAACCCAGAACAGCACCCCGCCCTGATTCATACGCTGGTCGAATTTAGTCATGGTCACTCCATCCAAAGGTTGTCTTCAATCGCTTCAATGATTCCATACAGACCCTCGAGCCTGCCGAGTGCGAGCACCCGGTCTATATCACCCTGCCGCATAGAATCCTCGACTTGTATGTGCCCGAAGTTTGGATCAAGGTCATATTGAGCCTGAAGAGAGTCGATCGCCTTTTCAAGCTGGTCTAGCATGAATTTTTTTGAGAATTTCATAATTTCCCCTTGTTTAGGTTAGTCGGCAGAATCCCTGCCCCGCTAACCCCTCGTGAGAAGGGAGAGAAGGTCAAAGATTAGGCGTAGGCGAGGTAATCGCCCTTCAAAGTGATTGTGCGGTTGTCAGGTGACACGCCAGCGGCTAGGGCGAAAGCCTCCAAATAATCGTCATCCGGAGGGCCGCCGCTCTTATCGCTCCACTCCTGCCCGTACCAGTCGAGGGTCAAAAACTCCCCGTTAGCATCCTCCACGCCGAAGCCGCATTGCTCATTGAACAGGGCATAAATCTCGCCAAAGCCTGAAATTTTGAAAAGGCAGGCATTGGTATAGCCGCCCCTTACATCGCATCCCCCATGAATTTGTAAGAGAACGTAATTTTCTCCATCCCTTTCGAGAAAATTCCCTTGGATGACCTGCGAAAAATTAGCGTTCCAGTTGTAAGAATTGAAGCCGCCCTTTTTTCCGTCAAAGCCGTGATCGTCGAGCCAGTCGCATTGATACTGGTCGGTGCCGCCATACTGCCCGTTCCAGTTTCCTACCTCTAGATCGTCGTTAAACTCTTTACAGAACCCGTCCTGCTCTAAACAAGAGGTCAGATGATGGAAAAGAGAGATAGTAGGGGAGAAACTATAAGAGACCTTACCTTCCCTTTCATACCGATCAATCTCAAGCCTTGCCTGCGGCTCGCTCTCAAAGTCTGCGAGCGTTTTTTTTGCGTTGCGTTGCCAGTTCCTGCCGTAAGCTCCGCCTGAATCGAGAAAATGACTGCCCGTGTTTTCAGTCAACATTTTGAAGATGAGTTCTGCCGTTTTCATTGTCTTACTCCTCTAGGTTAGTGGCGCAAGATGCACCCCGATGCCCCGAGAGGCATCAGGCTGAACCCTACTATGCTTGAAGATAGTTAGTGGCAAGCTCCCGATTCTTGCGTTTGTCGAACCCGATCGGCTTTCTCTGCCCCCGCTCTAGCGTCGTGAAGATTGAAAAGCCCCGCCCTTGATCGAAAGTACGGGAAGCCTTCAACTCCTCTTTGAGTGCTTGAACCCGTTTCGAAGCGGTGTCAATCGTTCCATCGTGGCGCTCAAAGTGCATCGACTGAGTGACGTACATTGTGACGAAGCCTTCGCAAGCGCCCCGCTCTGCTGGTACAGCGTGAATCTGAAATGAGTAGTGCTTTGACATGGTGACCCCCTCTTAAAAGTTGCTATCAAGTGCAGCAATGACGGCTTGAACGTCTCTTTGTTTAAGTGCTTCGATTACCTCTTCGCACTCAAGAGCAATGGCGGGAAGGATCGTTCGCTCTAAGCATAGTTCTAGGAATTCGCTCTGTGACATGGTTTTCTCCTCTTAGGTTATGTTTACTACAATGCTTAAGATACCTATCTTATTCGGTATGTCAACCCCCTTTTGCCATTGTTTGTTTCAATCGTTCGCCCAGAACGATAGATGGCACAATTCTTGCAATGTATTAATATACTTGTATTAATAATGTAATATGTATGTATTTATGTTGTAATAAATATGCTCATGGGGGAATGGATGGAGATTGCCTACCATCTCCCCTCGCTGCATAGGGATTTTTAATGGGGGTCGCCCTATGCTCATGCATGACGTGTGCTTGATGCGTAGACATAGCTCAATCTGGACTTGGGCAGTGAGCGTTCACTCACCAGCTTGTGCAAAGTGCGTGGCCACTTACATTGGACATTGATTCTGTGCGGGCGTGCCCCCCAACGCCATCCCCCCCAAGGAAAATTTGCTTTTCCCAGATGAGTGTGTATAGTTCGCTCTAGGAAGGAGATATACGCATGTATGAGATAGACAAGAATGTGCCAATACCAACGCCCAGTAAGGCGGCTCGCTTTCCTTACGAAGCGTTAGATGTGAATGATTCGTTTAAGGTGACTGGTGTGAGTCTTCAGAGTGTGTGTAACAGCAACTATCGGATGAGTAAGAAGACGGGCAAGAAGTTCATCGCCAGGGCTGAAGAAGGCGGTGTGCGGGTCTGGAGAACAGAATGATTCCCCCGCTATCGAATGAGTCGTGGGACAAGGTGGCAAAAGATATGGCGAAGTTCATCACCAGCATGGACTTCACCTACTTCTACCAGACGATCCGTCTGTGGGAAGAGGCAGTTGATAGTTATGTTGGGTTGTATTGGAAGGTGTGGAAGTTAGTTCAAACGCATCCCTATGGGAGGGATTATGAAAGAACTTTTGGAAGCCCTAAGATCGGACAAAAGGATGGAGGGTCTGTATCTGAGGATGGAAGCAGCAGACAAGATTGAAAGTCTGGCTAGAGAGTGCGTCCGTCGCAGACAGCAGAACGAGTTTCTTGAGTCCACTCTGAAGGCAATCCTTGACGAACAACAAGACCCTAGAGTCTCTTACTTCTAAGTAGGCTCTGTCGGTTAAAAAGGCTCCGCAGGGAGTCAGGTGTCTCTTTCACTTTAAATAATGCAATTCAATCTAAAACAGTTTTACAAGTTCTGTGACAACCTGAAGATTGAATCTAAGGAGCGGGGGATGATTACCCTCGGCAGACAACTCCTTGGTAGCCAGACCTATGTGATGGATGAGGTCGGTAAAGGGCTAGAAGAGGGTGTCCACTTCTTTGTCGTACTAAAGGGCAGGCAGCTAGGCATCACCACCATCAGCCTTGCCTTGGACTTGTACTGGCACTTCCTAAACCCCGGGATGCAGGGCACCCTGACAACTGATACGGAGGAAAACCGTGAGCAATTCCGAAGTACGTTACAGATGTACATGGATGGATTACCCAAGGAATACAAAATACCCCTCCTCTCCCACAACCGAAATCAACTTGTCCTTAAAAACCGTTCCCGGCTGTTTTATCAGGTTGCCGGACTCAGAGCAAAAGGCTCGCTTGGTAGAGGTAAAGGAATCACCTTCCTGCACGGAACCGAGACCAGTTCTTGGGGAGACGAAGAAGGACTAGCGTCACTGCTCGCCTCTCTTGCTGAAACCAACCCACTGCGCTACTACATGTTTGAGAGTACCGCCCGTGGCTTCAATATGTTCCATGACATGTGGGTGACCGCTAAGAAGGCGAAAACCCAAAGAGCCATATTCTGTGGCTGGTGGAGAAACGAGTTCTACTCTGCCGACCCCAAGTCCAATATCTACAAAACCTACTGGGATGGAAAACTAAACCCAGAGGAAAAAGAGTGGACGAAAGAGATTAAGAAAGTCTACGGCTATGAGATCAACAGCCGTCAGATTGCTTGGTGGCGCTGGAAGATGTATGAAGGTCTGAAAGACGACCAACTCATGTATCAGGAGTTCCCGCCCACTGAAGACTATGCCTTCATTATGACGGGCACTAACTTCTTCTCCACCGCCCGCTGTACGGATGCGGCAAAGGAAGCAAAGAAGAAAGTGCCGGATAACTACCGCTTTGTCTTTGGCGCCAACTTTGAAGACACGCAGTTAATGCAATCAACCGAGCGCCTAGCCACCCTGTCCATCTGGGAAGAACCCAAGGCAAACGGCTACTACGTCATCGGTGCTGACCCTGCCTATGGCAGTTCTGATTGGGCAGACAGATTCTGTATTCAAGTTTACCGCTGCTATGCCGATGGTATGGATCAGGTGGCAGAGTTTGCCACGTCTGAACTAAACACCTACCAGTTTGCGTGGGTGATTTGTTACATCGCCGGGTTGTACAAGAACTCAGTCTTAAACCTTGAAGTGCAAGGTGGCGGTCAGGCTGTCATCAACGAGATGCGTAACCTGAAGCGCCTAGCAGGTGCCATGCAGACTGACTATGGCAAAGCCCTGACTGACGTCTTGTCTCACATGCAGTATTACCTGTGGCGCAGGAATGATTCCCTTGGCGGCATCTCCAATAGCCTTGGCTGGCTGACCACCTCCCAGACCAAGGAGCGGATGCTCAACTACTTCAAGGATTACTTTGAGCGTGGGATGCTCAAGGTCTACTCCCTTGACCTGCTAGACGAGATGAAGAGCATTACCCGTGATGGGTCACAGATCGCCGCCTACGGGCGTGGCAAGGATGACAGGGTCATGGCTACCGGTCTCGCCTGTGCAGCCTTTGCAGAGCAGCTACAGTCCCGGTTGATACAGGGCAGGCTCACCCGTGAGCGCCAAGCGCCCATTGAAGACAAGACTCCTGACCAGATGGCATACCAAAAGTCAGTGAGCAATTACTTAAAAAACATAGGCTATGGTCGATAGACCCCATTCCAAGGAAGAGCTACGCAAGATCATGCGCCGCTTCTGCGCTGACAAAAAGCGTGGCATCAGCATTGAACACTTCTGCGAAATAGCGGGGGTGGATGTGCGTGACTTTCGTAAAGCCTTCCTTGAAGATTCAATCAACATATCCGAGGGTATGCAGATACGGGTCAGCAAAGCCTACCGCTCTTTTGAGAGGGGTGACTTGGTGGTGTACGAGCGTTGGAACAAAACCCGCTTTGTCGGCTACCGCCAAGAACCCAAGCCAGCCTTTAAAAAGAATATAGGGTTCACCCTAACCAAGGATGGCGTCAAGTTAAACGTTGGTGTAGTCAACCGCAGAGACTACACGCAGCCTACCTTTCTTGAACATTTGGAAAACCTACCGGGGAGGAAAACATGGTCGTAAAAGAATGGCGTTGTGCCCAACACGGGTTCTTTGAGGGAACCGATCCCATCTGCCCACAAGGGTGTGAGGAAGACATCATGCAGGTATTCCTTACGCCTGTGGCGGTCAAGTCTAGCCGTACCAAGAAGGCTGACAAGACGCTAGAGCAACTAGCGCTGGACTACAACA